TATCGTGCGCTGTCCCCGCTGCCAAAATTACAAACTACTTGATGAATGATTGTTCCATTCCATGCAGATGTTCTAGTTCCAGTTGTCAACGTTGCTAAAGAAGCTTGGCCAGACGGTGGAGTAGCTAATGCGTTTGTTTGTCCTAATGATGCATAATTATAAAATGTTGCACGATCGTATTCTCTAACTAATAAACTTGAACTAATTGCTGACAAATTACCAGATTCGTCTGCTCCAGTTTGATGCTGTCTGATCTTTAATAAGTCGTTTCTTAAATTTATCCACTGAGTAGCAGTAATTTTATCGCCTACTGAAACTTGACCGCTAGCTACTGTTTGTCCATAGCCGTATGTACCTGAGCCAGTTCCTAACACGTTAGCTACAACAGATTGTATAGCATTGTAATCACTAGCGAGTATTCGTGTGCCTTGTCCAGCCATTTTTTATCCTTTATAACGTCTTAAAGTATTACACATTCAACTAGCTTAACACCTGAATGATCACTTGTTTCTAAACAAACAGCAAATATGCCCGGAGTGCTAGCATTGTCTGCGCGGCAAGCACAACCAGTTCCGGCAGCAATCAAGTAATTACCTTTTTGCACCGGACCAATAACCTTAACAGGAATACGTCCTTTAAGTGCTACATAAGTTCCACCGGCTAAATCCTTATTCATCATAAATCCTGGATTAGTAGATATAGCTCCAATTGGAAGATCACCGTCTGCACAAGCAGTAACTTCTTTTTCTCCGCCAACACTAACCACCGTACCTGGCTCATAATCTGCATCTGCTAGATATTTCTCAGCCAAGTCAGCGTAGTAACTAGCAGTACTTGCACCATTTAGTGTAGTAGCATTAATATTTCCACTATTATCTCTAACAACTACAGTATTCGGGCTTGTAGAACTACTCGGATATACAACACTTGCATTGAAAGTTAAGCCAGATGCACTTGTTGCGTTACCATTAAAAGTAGTTGCCCATACATTGGACCATTGTAATGATTGTGTTCCTAAGTTACTAGTAGCAGTTGTACCTGGAAGTACATCTGTTCCTACTAGTTGTAAAGGAGTTACAGTTGAACTAGCAACTGTTGTTTGAAAAACAATAGTGTTATTTGATTGATTCTGGATTGTTGGAGTTGTAGCATTGTTATTGAACACACGTAAACGTGCAATAGGGTTACCAACAGTGTATCCAACGTCAGCAAAGTTAACTACAGTGCTAAAATTTGCACTTCCGGCCTGTACATAATTACTTGCTGGTTGTCCACCAAGCTGTTCTGCGTTAGTTGCAGTACCCCAAAATCTATGAGCACTAGTTGTAACACCGGGTGTGCTAGCATTGTTTGTGTAACATAATGTTACACCTTGTTGAATCTTTGTAAATCCAGTGATTGCATTTACAGTATTATCCAAAGTAAACGCCGCATCCGGACTGATAATAAAGATAGTTTGTCCGTTATCTACAGCTTCAATAACTGTATGACTATTTCCAAATATATCTTTAATACTTGTACTGACCATTTGTGTAGTACCAGAACCAGCAACAGCTTGCGGGCCAACTAGTACAAATGAAGTTCCAGTCCATGCAAATAACTGATTAGTAGCAGTATCAAACCAAAAATCGCCCTGAGTTAGTCCGCTAGGAGCAGTTGTACCAATTTCAGCGCCGCCTGTTGTACGCCATTTTGACGAATCCCAGAATTTTAATTTACTTGTACTAGAATCGTACCAAATTTGGCCCTTTAATGGGCTTGCAGGAGCAGATGGGCTAGCAAAATTTTCTAACAAATACACAAAATTCTCATTTTGGATTTGCCCATATCCTGCATAGTTCTTACCAACTAGCGTAAGATCGGTAGTTGTATCAACGGTACCGTCAGACACTGATGTAAGCAGGGTACCGTTGTAGTGATTAATTGTATATGCCATTGCTCCTGTTTCCTTATTCTTGAGTATTTATCATTAATTTGGCTCTTATTACCATGTAGTTATGGCCGCTCTTTTCCAAGTATTAGTAGCAACACAGATATAAACGTAGCCTGAATCCCACGCAACTTGCCCAGCTACTCCAGTGCTAGAGCTAGTTGCAGGAGTATAGGAAGAAGTTACTCTCAATGACGACGCAGTTAATGCGCCGCCAACTGTGGTTGCGCCGCCAAGACTTACTGCACCGGTAGTTCTTAGTGTACCCGCAACATCTAAGCCGTATGTTGGATTAGAGTTAAAAATACCCATAAACTTACTACTAGCATTAATGAAAAGTGAGGATGTAAGTGATGCACCAGCAAGCGTTGAAATATCAAAATTTTGATTAGACGTTGTTGATTTAATCTGAAATAACGAATTGCTTATATTAATTTCATTATTACTACTAGGGCCTAATACCAAAGGAGTAGAATTTTGTATAGACAAGGTTCCAGACATGGCCTGAGACCCCGATGTTTGTAAAATCTGTGTAGTTTTTAAAATACTATTATCAGGATTAAGTAGTTGACTTGCAGTTAGTACTGGAACATTGAATTGTATACCTGAAGAATTACCTACGTTAAATCCTATTGCTATACTTCCAGTAAATCCAGTTATTTCTGATTTAGGAGTAAAAGCATTTTTACTAAAAATTCCTATCAATGTTGATGAAACATACAGCAATACTACAGTATGACTAATGTTATTTGTATCCAAAAAGTCTTCTACTATAAATCCGCTTTGTCCTTGAGTCTTTGTATACAACGGACCCGCTAGTACATTTGAAACACCATCATTAAAATACAACTGTCCTGTTTTACTATTGATCCAAAGATCTCCAGTAGTTATACTGCTTGGCGCACTAGGTGCAGTTAACGTTCCACCACTGACTTTAAACTGGGAACCGTCATATACTTTAAGTCGATTCTGTGTAGTATCAAACCATAACTGTCCAGTTACTGGATGAGGTGGTTGGGTAGTATTAGCAAAATTTTCTAACAACCAAACAAAGTTATCGTTAAAATATATTCCATAACCTGTGGCATTTTTACCTATTAAGGTAAGGTCCGTACTTGTTTGATCAATTGTTCCATCAACAATTTCAGTTAAAGTTGAACCATTTGTTAAATTTATAGTATAGCTCATTATAGAACACCAGTAAAGATTATGTAATTTATAGTTTGGTAAGGATTCATAGTCGATATTGGCTGACTCTTAGTATCAGATAGTAATCCGCCGCTGTTGGCAAGTCCAAATCCTTGCCCGTACTGTCCTTGTAATTGTAATCCAAATCCTGGCAGTGCTTCATTATCTGTTGCAGAATTAGGAGTTCCAACTGCATAGTACTGAGCTTGTCCGTCATTTAGACTATGTTCGTGATCGGGCAAGTTGCTAGTAGTTAAAGTTACATTTTGTGTTCCAGAACCTGCACCTACTACATCTGCCGTTACGTCGGTGACTCTATTTTTCGAGCCGCCGCCTGCTGATACCAAAACTCCTGAGCCGTCTTTCGATGGCACAGTTAAATTGTTATCCATATTATCAGGACCTAACGGGAATCTACCGCGTAAATCAGGAAGAGCAAATGTACCAAGACCATTTAATAAAGAAATATCCCTATAAGAGTAGCTGATAACGTTAAACAAATCTGAATAGTCACCGATACGAACTTCACTTCCGTCACACAACAAGTATCCATCAGGCATAGATGTTTTACTTCCAGCAAATGGAAAAATTGCTCCGATAGGAACCGTAGCTACATGATTAAACAATGTCTTTTTAGATATTCTAACTAACGATCCAGTACTGCCTTGAAGCACTAGCAGTTGATCAGTTAGGTTAGAATCTATTGCTTCAGTTTTGCTTGAGATAAATCCTGTACTGATACTGGTATTAAAGGTAACAGTACCGGTAGATGTCTGGCCGTTAAAGGCAATTCCTGGGCTAGTTACATCACCTGCAAGTAAAAATGTTGTTGCAGATTGCAATTTTGAGGCAGCGCCTGTAATGCTACCTGTTAGACTACCAGTAAATGTTCCGCTAAAATTTCCTTGGAATGTTTGAGCATATATATTTCTAAAAGGTCTAGCAACAGTACCAATATCGTATAAATTTGCGGCACTGTCGGTTCCAGGTTGAATAACAGATGCGGCAACTGGATTACTATTACCATCCAAGTAATTTATAAAATACTGCCCGTAACTAATAACATCATCACCTAGTTCTGTTTTCTTGCCGACAGATAAGCCGCCAAGAGTTTGTATACTTGCGCCGCCTGGATCAAAGGGAGGATTACCCGAAGTTCCTATGTCAGTTGTACCAGTTACAATTATTCGCCCTGGTACAGGTGCCGCTGGGATTGCGCCAATGTAAGTTAATACCGCAGTGCCATCAGTTGCTGTGCCGTTTGTGAAACTTGGTGCATCTAAACCAGTAGTTCCAGCAGTAGAAACTTGATAATAATTGTTATTTGATGTGAGATATGTTCCTAGTGTGACAGCAGTATTAGCAAGCCAAGCAGTTGCTTGTGTGCTTGGATCATCTTTAACTGTGATTCCGCCAATTACATCTAGTGTAGACTGAGGATTAGTGTTGTTAGTTCCAATACCAAGTCTAGCATTTGCATTTAAATGCATACCAGTTATGATTGTTCCAGAACTGTTGGTTGCAAACTCAACACTGTTGCCGCTGTTTTTAGAATATAATACAGTGGCATTACCGTTAACACCAATATTGAATCCTAAATTGCCGCCAACAGTTAGACCACCGTCATTACGTATATTAATTGGGTAATTTGCAACAGTAGTAGTATCTGCACGTAAGAAATTCTCCGACGGAACAACTGAAGTACCTACAAGTAGAGCGTCAGCTTTTTCAGCTGTTCCCCAATATCTAGTTAAGTTAGAAGCATTTGTAGAATCAGTAATACTTAAATTAATACCCTGATTAATAATAGGAAACCCACTAATATTTGCCTTGGGTGTAAATGCATCTTTACTAATAATTGCAATTCTATAACTTTGTGTAGTGTCTGCACTACTACTGGAATACATAGTAGTTACATTATGACTAATATTATTTGTATCTACGATAGCTTCAACGATTGGACCTGTTTGTAATCCTGCACTAAATTGTGGTCCAATTAAAACAAACGACGAACCTGAATACAAATACAATTGGCTGTTGTTAGTGTCAACCCATAAATCGCCTGTCAAGGCG